ATTTTCTGGTGCGTACCGGGTTGAGAAGCGGTGTAAGTGAACTGCAGTTGCCATGTTTTACGGCAGTGAGAGCAGAGATAGCGCTGATGTCCGGCAGTGCTTTTGCCGTTACGCACCACCCCGTCAGTAGCTGAACAGGAGGGACAGCTGATAGAAACAGAAGCCACTGGAGCACCTCAAAAACACCATCATACACTAAATCAGTAAGTTGGCAGCATCACCTAATGACGTCAGATTTGCCGTAAACCTGGATGCCTTATCGCGTAGCGGTGTAAAGGTCAACCCGGATGTCTTAATGCTCGCACGGAAGAAAAATGATGGATAACGATAATTCTCTTAATAAGCGCCCCACGTTTAAAAGAGCATTACGCAACATCAGTATGACCAGCATATTTATCACTATGATGCTGATCTGGTTGCTGCTTTCCGTGACCTCGGTGCTGACCCTGAAACAGTACGCGCAAAAAAACCTGGCACTGACAGCAGCAACAATGACTTACAGTCTGGAAGCAGCTGTCGTTTTTGCCGATGGCCCTGCAGCAACTGAAACACTGGCAGCGCTGGGCCAGCAAGGGCAATTTTCAACTGCAGAAGTACGTGATAAGCAGCAAAATATTCTGGCATCCTGGCATTACACCCGTAAGGATCCAGGCGATACTTTCAGTAATTTCATAAGCCACTGGCTCTTCCCTGCCCCCATCATTCAGCCGATTCGTCACAATGGTGAAACCATTGGCGAAGTACGCTTAACCGCTCGCGACAGTTCAATCAGCCATTTTATCTGGTTTTCGCTCGCCGTACTGACCGGTTGTATTCTGCTGGCATCAGGCATCGCAATTACCCTCACCCGCCATTTGCACAATGGCCTGGTAGAAGCGCTGAAAAATATCACCGATGTCGTACATGATGTGCGTTCCAACCGCAATTTTTCCCGACGAGTTTCGGAAGAACGTATCGCTGAGTTTCACCGCTTCGCTCTCGACTTCAACAGTCTGCTGGATGAAATGGAAGAGTGGCAGCTTCGTTTACAGGCTAAAAATGCGCAGCTTCTACGTACCGCGCTACATGACCCATTAACCGGGCTGGCTAACCGCGCAGCGTTTCGTAGCGGCATCAACACGTTGATGAACAATTCCGATGCCCGAAAAACGTCGGCGTTACTATTTCTTGATGGCGATAATTTCAAATACATCAATGATACCTGGGGTCATGCGACGGGCGATAGAGTCTTGATTGAAATCGCAAAACGGTTAGCTGAATTTGGCGGGCTGCGACATAAAGCATACCGCCTGGGCGGCGATGAATTCGCTATGGTGCTCTATGATGTACAGTCGGAATCTGAAGTGCAGCAGATATGTTCAGCACTGACACAAATCTTTAATCTCCCGTTTGATCTTCATAATGGCCATCAGACCACCATGACATTAAGCATTGGTTACGCGATGACCATTGAGCACGCCTCTGCGGAAAAATTACAAGAGCTTGCCGATCACAATATGTATCAGGCCAAACACCAGCGTGCCGAAAAGCTGGTGAGATAACAAGGATATATCGATATGATAAAGCACCTGGTAGCACCCCTGGTTTTCACCTCACTAATACTGACTGGCTGCCAGTCCCCTCAGGGAAAGTTTACTCCTGAGCAAGTCGCCGCTATGCAATCTTATGGATTTACTGAATCCGCCGGCGACTGGTCGCTGGGCTTATCAGATGCCATTCTGTTCGCAAAAAATGACTACAAATTGCTCCCGGAAAGCCAGCAACAGATCCAAACCATGGCAGCTAAATTGGCCTCGACAGGGCTAACACATGCCCGTATGGATGGACACACCGATAACTATGGTGAAGACAGTTACAACGAAGGCTTATCATTGAAACGGGCGAATGTCGTGGCCGATGCATGGGCTATGGGTGGACAAATTCCACGCAGCAATCTCACCACACAGGGTTTAGGAAAAAAATATCCCATAGCCAGTAACAAGACCGCCCAGGGCCGCGCCGAGAACCGCCGCGTCGCAGTGGTGATTACTACCCCTTAAAACACCAGCAAACAGATAAAAAAGGGCCAGCCAATTGGCCAGCCCTTCTTAACAGGATGTCGCTTAAGCGAAATCTTAGTTAAGACGCTCCTATTAACACCCCACAGCGAACAAACACTTACCATATAAAACAACTAGTTAAAGTAATTTTTAATGCAGTGAATTGCAGTGTTATGCAACCTCTGCCGCCACATTGTCGCCAACATACAGCGATAACGGATTGAGGGTTACAGCTTGTTCAAGGTGGTCAGGAGCAAAGTGCGCATACTTCATTGTTTCTCGAATATTGGCATGTCCGAGAATTTTCTGCAGCACCAGTATATTCCCTCCGTTCATCATAAAATGCGCACCAAAAGTATGACGCAAAACGTGCGTCTTCTGCCCTTCCGTCAATTCAATATTCGTTAGTTTGAGCATCTTTTTAAACTCCTGATAGCAGGGTTTAAACATTCTGCCTTGACGTACGGACAACTCGTCGTACAGCCATTTAGGAATGGGAACTGTGCGATTCTTCTTACCTTTGGTTTTGGAGAACGTTAGTTTATATGGAGAAAGTTGAGGTCGGGTCAATCTCTCCGCTTCCCCCCATCGAGCGCCGGTTGCAAGGCACACCTTAACAATCATGGTGAGGTCTTCTTTGCCGTATTGCTCGCAGGCTCGAAACAGCTCCGGGAGCTGAGACAAAGTTAGCCAGGACATTTCTTTCTCAGCTTCTTTGAATACTCGGATCCCATCAAGTGGATTGGGTAGGCTCCACTCCCCTAACCGGCGGAGCTCATTAAACACTGCTTCTAGGTATTGTTGTTCGCGATTGACGGTTATAGGTTTGGCGATCCATTTCGAGGGGTCTTTATGATAACCATTGTCTATTTCACCACGTAATCGACGGTCACGATAATGAGCCCAGTCTTTCGCGGTAAGGCGAGATGCAATCGGGTCGCCAAGTCCATTACATACGATTTGAAGCTTTGCAAACCTCGACTTACTGGCGACTAACGCTTGACCGTGCAAATTGTGCCAAAGCTGAATAATCTCGCTTAAGCGTCGGCGGTCTTCTTTCTTGCCGAGCCACGGCTTATCTTCACTCTCGCTTTTGGTAAATGCTTCAAATGCCTCGGCCTCACCTTTGGTATTGAATTGCCGACGTATACGCCGCCCTTCTCGACCATTTGGATAGAGTTCACACAACCATTTTCCACTTTTTTGTTTACTTACAGTCATTGCGATACCGAGGCTAAAAGAAAATTAATTACAAAGGGCTGTAGCGGCATCAATCACCGGTGAAATTGAAATTTTAACGCCGTCATACTCAGGGTCATCCTTCCATACGTCATCTAAGTTAGACCCCTCCAGCTTTCCTGATTTAACAGCATCTACCGCCATGCCATTCAGAGGATATCTATCATCAGTTTTGATGTCATACACAAAAGCATAAGCACGGTTAACACATGATACCTTTGCCTTTTCAAAGGTTAGAGGCCACTTGTCACCATATGCAGCGCCGTCTATCTCTTTAAACTTCTCAGCGGCTATGGCTGAGGAAGAAAGTGCAATGCAGACTATCGCAAATATAAACTTTTTCATTACTGCTCCTTAAACATGCTTTTCCAAAGTAAAAATAACCGCACCTGATGGTGTGATATCTGAAATATTACATTCAAACTCAGCAGACTTATTTGATAACCTGACCTTTCCGCCTGGCAACCTGATTACGTCAAAAACATCGAGTGCACCATCAATACCAATAAGCCAGCGACCATTTCCTATCTTCGAGTTAGAACTATCAACAAGCCAAGATGTGCTCACACCATCAATAAACACTAAATCATCAGTATTTGATGGAACCATAGATATATCAGGAGTCCAGCGTCCGATATCTTTGAGTTCGCCCGCCTCGAGGCGGCACTTTCTAATCGTTAAAGCATTTGCCGGTTCACCATCATTACTGTTACGCATCTGGCCTTTTCCGGTTGATAACCATTCTAACGATACGCCAGTATCAAGGGCGCAAGTGACAACCACGTCACCGGGGAAAAAATCGCGTCTAACCCAAGTGCTTATAGTGCCGGAAGATATACCTAATAAATCTCCAAGCTCTTTTTGCAGAGTAAAACCATACGCATCGAGAATCCGACGCAGAACCGCCCTCCCTCCATTTGCCATGATTTCATCATAGAGTTGCTTACCTTTAAGCTTAGTTTTCACCACTTCAAATCTTGCATTTGCAAGCTCACCATTAATTAGCCATCGCAGGTCAGCTCCAGTATCAAGAGCACACTCAACGAAAACGTTGCTAGGGATTACGTTTCTAGCAAGCCAGCTACTCACGTTGTTTGCATGTATGCCAAGCCTTTCGGCTAGTTCCTTTTGCTGCTTAAAGCCGTATGCAGAAAGGACACGTTCCAATGCGGCAGACGCATTAACATCATTTTTAGACATATGACACCAACAAGAATTTTGTTTACAACCAAAATTTAGCGATCTATATTGGTGCTCATCGACCAAGATGCACACCACTGCACTACATTTCAAACAACAGGAGATAATGCGATATGTCAGATGCAAAATCAATCTCGACGCACGACTCGCAAAACTCACAAAATCAAACTGTGCTGCTAGATCCAACACAGTTTGATGCCATCGTTACCGCCATGCTGCCAGCTCTACAGACAATGATTCGCTCCGCTATGTCAGACACGATGACTGTGAAAGACTTCGCCGCTACTCGCGGTGTTAGCGAGCGTCTGGTCTGGCAATGGCTCGATGAGGGAGTCCTTCTCAAAGCTCCGACCAAAGACTTTTCCAACAAAGAGGAAGCTGCTAAACGAAGCCGAACCCTCGTAAATGTAAAAGCATGGCGCGATAAGCTGACTCAACAAGCGATTGATTGTCGCTACATCGACCAGCGCACCGCTCTCAACTGAATTTGATTATGCAAGTTAGAGGGAATTTAACCATGTTTGATTTTCAGGTTTCCAAACATCCCCACTATGACGAAGCATGCCGCATTTTCGCACAGCGTCACAACATGGCGAAGCTGGCCGAGCGTGCAGGTATGAACGTTCAAACGTTACGTAACAAGCTCAACCCGGAACAGCCTCACCAGTTCACGCCGCCTGAATTGTGGCTGCTGACTGACCTGACCGAAGACTCAACCCTCATTGATGGTTTTTTAGCGCAGATTCACTGCCTACCATGCGTGCCGGTTAATGAGTTGGCTAAAGACAAATTGCAGTCTTATGTCATGCGCGCAATGCGTGAACTCGGCGAACTGGCGAGCGGCGCGGTATCTGATGAACGTCTGACCATTGCCCGTAAGCACAACATGATTGAAAGCGTTAACTCCGGCATTCGCATGTTGTCATTGTCGGCTCTGGCGCTGCATGCACGTCTGCAGACTAATCCAGCTATGTCGAGCGTGGTCGATACCATGAGCGGTATTGGCGCATCGTTTGGTCTGATTTGAGGTGCGTATGCTGAAAAGTGAACCGTCATTCGCATCTCTGCTCGTTAAGCAAAGCCCCGGCATGCACTACGGCCACGGCTGGATCGCAGGTAAGGACGGCAAGCGCTGGCACCCGAGCCACTCGCAGGCTGATTTACTGGCTGGCCTCTCTACTCAAAAGCGGGGGGGATCATGGCTATCGAAGCTGTTTCCGCGACTGTTCCGCTAAAAGCGGGTGAACGTCTGGCCGGTCTCAATCATGTTGCCGAATTGCGCGCGAGATATTGGGGCGATAGCTGGAAAGAGGTTGAACGTTTTGTCGATGATATGCGCGATAAACGTGACCCACAATTTGAAGAAAATAATCGGGCGCTGGCCGCTATTTTCTTTCTGGCAAAAATACCGGCGGCTCGTCATGAACTCGAATTAAGTGAGCTGACTACTGACGAGAAAAAGGCGCTTATTACAGCGATGAATCATTTTCGTGCAGTAGTGAGCTTATTTCCCAAACGGCTAACCATGCCGAATTAATCTAAACAGAAATTTAATGGCGTAAACCCGCCGGGCATCTTATTGCCCGAAATCAGGAGAGTTAATTATGCGTAATACCGAAATCTGTAGTTTTAACACTGATAGCAATGCGCTGGCCGTATTGCTGACCGATGCAAAAAAAGAAGAGCGTAAAGACCGCGCGCTCGCTGTTTCCATCCGCCTTGAGGCGCTGGCTATCCATATTACCAGAGAGGGTATGAGCGGCACCGAAGCTGCCGAACTGCTGCGCCGTGAAGCAACCCGCTTTGAGAATGAATCACAGGAGCTGCACTAATGGCCGACGCAATGGATTTAGCACAACTGCGCGAGCAGGAAGACCGCGAACGCCACATCAGCAACGCACGCACCCGTATCGCTGCACCTTCCCGTTTTCTTTGCGAGGAATGTGACACACCAATCCCGGAAGCTCGCCGCATTGCGATTCCGGGCGTGGCTTTTTGCGTAACCTGCCAGCAAATAGCAGAGCTAAAAAACAAACACTATCGGGGGGTATAAATTGGCTGTTCAATTCGCTTATCCGTGGAACGTCCCACGGTCGGCAATCTCCAGCCCATACCTTACTTATGAGCAACAGCATCGCCGCGAACGTATGTTCGCGGCTTTGCTGCATGCAAAAAAGGTGCTTTCTCTCCAGCCCGACTGCGTGCGGTTAGATGTTTATCGCACTGCTGCGGTGCTGGAACAAAATCAGGGTAGTCAACGAGCCAATGCATTTTTAATCAACTTCTGCAAAAAGGCATTGCCGCGTCTTGAACTGGTCGCAAAAAAATACGAATGTGCTGGTATCAACAGCAAGGTATCAACCGCTGTTTTTGGAAGTCATTTTGATACTCAGCAAATGCAATATCTGTCGTCACGCATGGTTAATATGGTCGCCCGATATAACCGTCTCCCGGATATGTCGCGCGCTGATGTTGACCTGTTGGCCGCTGATATTGCTAATTTCATTCGTGGTGAACTTGCCAACATTAATGACCGCGGATTCGGCGAGCTTAAAACGCTGTACACCTGGTATATTCGTGCTGGCTTTATTTCCCTCCAATTTAACGTTATCCCACCACATTGGGAGCGGGTTGAAAAAAAATATGTCGGTGCGGATGAAATCGCACCGGCTATCGCCAAAATGTTTAACGATGGGTGGTGGCGCGGTCGTTTGCGCCGTGTTGCAGCTACGTGGCGCGAACACCTGCAAATTGCAGTCGGCAACGTCAGTAAGAAAAAAAACACTTACGCGAGTAAAAACTGCGTGACTGACTGGCGTGAACAAAAGCGCCGCACTCGTGAATTTCTCAAAGGTCTGGATCTCGAAGACGAAGACGGCAACCGTATCAGCCTGATTGAAAAATATGATGGCTCAGTTGCTAACCCTGCGATTCGCCGCTGTGAGCTCATGACCCGCATTCGTGGGTTTGAAAACATCTGTAATGAGCTCGGTTATGTCGGTGAGTTTTACACTCTAACCGCGCCGTCAAAATATCACGCCACGACTAAAGCCGGTTACCGTAACAGCAAATGGAGCGGTGCCAGCCCGGCTGACACGCAAAACTATCTAACCGGTATCTGGGCGCGTATCCGTGCCAAACTACATCGGGAAGATGTCCGTATTTTCGGTATTCGTGTCGCCGAGCCTCATCACGACGGCACTCCACACTGGCACATGCTGATGTTCATGCTGCCGGAAGATGTTGAATATGTTCGCTCCATCGTCCGTAAATACGCATGGAAAGAAGACCGCCACGAACTGAAAAGCGATAAATCCAAAAAAGCACGTTTCCACGCCGAGTCCATTGACCCGGAGAAAGGCAGCGCAACCGGCTATGTTGCTAAATACATTTCAAAAAATATCGACGGTTATGCTCTCGATGGTGAAACCGATGATGAAAGCGGTGAGCTGCTGAAAGAGACAGCCCCCGCCGTTTCAGCATGGGCTGCGCGCTGGCACATCCGTCAGTTTCAGTTTATCGGTGGTGCGCCGGTGACGGTTTACCGTGAGTTGCGTCGCCTCGCTGATACCGAAACCGCGCACGGACTGAGCGTTGAGTTTGCCGCCGTCTATGATGCCGCCGACGCTGGTGACTGGGCTGGTTATGTTAATGCTCAGGGTGGGCCGTTTGTCCGTCGCGATGATTTACAGGTGCGCACACTGTATGAACCGCGTACCGAGCTTAATCAGTACGGTGAGGAAACGGTATGTATTAAGGGAGTCTACGATTCCTCCATAGGTGCAGGGAGTCCGATTTTAACCCGGCTCACTCAGTGGAAGATTGTTCCGAAGCGTGCTGTTGATTTGGCCGTTGACCTTCAGGACGGCAAAGCCGTCCCTCGGAGTTCTGTCAATAACTGTACGGGAAGCGAAAGCGATCCACCGATACTGGATTTAACAAAACCACTGAGTCGGCGTGAAAGACGAGAATTGACCAACCGACTCAGGAAGCAAAAGCCAGCAGCACGGCGAAAATTCATCCACGGAACGGATGAGCAAAACGCAGCTATAGCTAAAACTATCGATGAGATACATCTGACAACCGGCATTAATATCAGCCGGGGCGAAGCCCTGCACCTGATGGCCGGTGGTAAAAGTTGTTTTGATGGTAAATGGCTACGCGGAACGGCCAAAGGAGAAATATTTTCCGCAGCACCATCGCATGAGGCTAAAGCTCGGAAAATCCTTAATCGTGTTGCGGCGATGGCTGAAGCATCAAAACCAATACATGAGTAATTCATATCCATATCATGCACATACAGCAATCGCTCTATTCGTTTTTTTCTTCCCATCTTTTGCCAATACGTGCTACTGTATAAATATACAGTAACCCTGTGGGAGGGATTTCATGGTTGGCGAACATTTCAGCCGAACGCAGCAAAAGTGGGCTTGTGTGCAATTTATTGCCGAGGTATCTCTGATTGCAAACTGCAAGCCATCAGACTTAAAGCTCGCGCTCACTCTCATTGCAGACCTAGCAAACAGCGAGAATAACGAAACCGAAGATGATAATTTTTATAAGGCTGATTAGATTATGAGAATCAATATCACGTTGGATAAAGAGCAAAAAATTAGTCAGGCAACATTGGATGCACTTGAGGCTGAACTGTACCGCAATCTTCAACCTATTTACCCAAAGACTGCTATCCGAATTCGCAAGGGCTCCGCTAATGGCGTTGAACTAAGCGGTTTGAAACTGGACGAAGATAAAAAACGAGTAATGGAAATCATGCAGCAGGTATGGGAGGACGATAGCTGGCTGCATTAACAAACGCCGCCGGAGCTGAAACTCGCTTTCAGGTCTGGCGGGGTTGAACAACGAGCTACGCGAGGCGTTAGCCGGTCATAGCGTCGCAAATACTTCAACCGTCTGCTGGTTAAATAATTCGAGGTTTTTGGACATGCAAAATCCCCTTTCATCGAAAAATGACCCGTTTGCCGATTGGGCAAAGAATCTGACTTTAATGGCTTTAAATAACGACCTGAGCTCTCGCGAGGTGGAAAGCTACACCGCAAAAATGGTCGGGCAGGCCGGTAAAGATGAGCTATCAGTCGTTATCAAACACCTGTTAAATCACATCAGAATGCGCAAATAAGAGGAACTATATAAATATGTTATCTCTCGTTTATGAAAATCCGTGGACGACGATTTTTCTGATGATTGTTGCCAGCATGTGCCTCAACAGTGTTATTGGCGCATTGCGCGGCCATTAATCGCGACAAAACCAGACTAAAACCGGCACCCTGAATGCCGGTTTTTTTATGCCATTTTTCCGCGAATTTCCCGTTTTTTAGTCGTGCATGCATCAGGTGCATGGTTTTGCATGCGTCAGTCTTGCCCGTTCTGTCCGTGCGCCGCCAGAGCTAGCGCGGATCCAGAGTTGTCATGCAACTGCATTAAAACCGCCCCATAAAGCGGGCAGGCGTGGCGGGGAAAGCATTGCGCGCCAGCAGTGATGCGTAATAATAAAAATTATCCTCTGAGCGCGTCGTGATGGCGCTGTCGTGGTCGCTGCTGGTTCGTTGGTGGTCGAGTGTGTTCGTGCGCGTGAGACGCATCTGATGCGTGATGGTGGTGTGCATGGAAAAGCCACCAGGAGCAGCGGCTTTACAGGAGTGGCAGGATTCAAACTGCTAATTATGTTTCTACTATGATTAAACTAATTTACATGTATGTAGAGTTCACCGTCGCCAGACCAATCGGGACACTCTAAAACAAGCCCAAACTGCTTGAATATTTCATCAATGATTATTGTTATCTCCCGAAAATCACCAAAACCTGTAATGTGCTGGTCATTAAACTTCCCATAAAGATTCTGAAAAGCAATGCCTAATTCTGATAATTGATATCTTATCTTTGAGTTGGATAGTGTAAGGGATAGCTTTGGATCGTATTCTTTAATATTGATGTTTAGAGAATGGACATAACCCATCGCATAAGCATAAGAGTTGATGATTAGCCTGATACGTTTTTTTACTTCAAGATACATGTCATTCAGAGAAAGATTACCGTACTTATAACCCCAGATGAGTTTTTCAATCTCGTCAGATACTTCATTTACAACAGTGTCAAGATTCTCTAAAAATAAATCGATAGTTTCTTGAGGGGCAGACCCCGAAGACATGTAATTAGCGAGATATTCAGACCATGCACGCGTGGCTGAGATAAGAAGCGCGCTACCATACTCGTTGACTGTAAAGTTTTGGGCTAAGCATGTTAGTAAGTTTTTTCATGTACGTGCACTAATTCATGGTGAATGCGATGGATGACTGCGAGGTATCCTTCTTCTTTCAGTTTTAAGAAGCTACCATCATTGAAAAGCTCAACAAAAAAAATCAATCGATAGCACAAGGGTATATTCTTCATATAGCCCATCATTGCCAATTTTTGTTACTAACTGCCCGACGGCTGCGCCCTGTTTGCTATTGGTAAATGAACTAGGGGATTTGTGTTGGTAAGAGGATGTTACCTTTTGAAGAGCTTCACTGAAGTTATAGGAAACAATCACGCATTTTAATTTGGAGATATCAAGATTGAGATTCTTTGTTAAAGCTCGGATAGCTTCTAGTGTGAAATTACCGATATTATTTGCTTCTTGCTCAGTAGCGAAACCTTCGAGGGTTATTTTAAAATCAGTTTCCAAAATATTAATCTCCGCGCCCATTGTTTTGATATTCGATGCACTATAGCTTTCGCAGATTGCATCTTCAATAATGAGCGCAGAGATTGTGGCGGCCTAAGTTATTCTGGGTTGTCGAGGGTGTACTCTTTGAATCTGATGCCCTCCATGCCGAGCCAGTCATTTACCTCCCTGAACCTGTCCTGTAGCGGCGACAGCTCGTTGCGCACAAATACCTTTGCCACCTTCTCAACATCACCGAGTGAACCGATATTCTCGGGCTTGCCGCCCATGAGCTGGAACGGTACGCGGTGCGCGTCCATCAGATCGGCGGCACTGGCCTTCTTGATGTTGAAAAAGTCATCCTTTGTGGCGACCTCGCTCAGTGGCACGATTTTGATGCCGTCCGGTTTTCCGCCGGGAGCGTAGAAAAACAGGTTCTTAAAGTTGCCGAGCCCTTTTGAGTTGCGCATCGCCTCGCGCAGCGATTCGACGTCGGTCGCGCTCTGCGCCGGGTCAGTCACATACATGATGTAGCCTGCGTGCGCGCCGTTCTGATAATACTTGCGGCGGAACAGCGTCGCGGATTCATTCAGCCAAGCGGAATTAAGCGCGCTGAGATATTCCGGCAGACCGTAAATCTCCTGATTAATGTCGGGCTCCAGCAGGTGAAACACGGTATCAGGCGCGAACTCGTGCGGCTGGGTGAAGTTTTCCACAAACCAGAAAATCGAATCGTCGACTCCGCGTCGGGTGTATTTGGCTGGCGAGGCCAGCAGTTTGATTAACTGGCCGGTGACGCTGTGGCGCTGCTCAAGAAAGGCGTTACCGAACACCAGATAATCGAGCGCAAAGCGGCTGAAATCCTGACGGGATAACAACGGGGGCGGAATGTAGGTGCTCGCGAGCACGTTACGCTTAACATAAATTGGCGAGCTGTGATGCACGGCAGAGCGCAGGCTCTTTGCCAGCCCTGAGAAGCTGACCGGCGGCTCGTACCATTTGCCGTTACTGATGCACTCGACGTAATCCAGAATGTCGCGCTTATCGAGTACCGGCACCGGCTCGCCGAAGGTGAACGCTGTCGTTTTTGGCGGTGCGCTGGCGGTCAGTTGTTGTGGTTTGCTGGCCTTTTGTGCGTTGGCTTTACGGGATTTTTGTTTACCCATTTTAGTTGAACTCCAGAATAGATTTAGGCTGCATGCCGCTACCGGCAGAAAGCGGTTCGTTTAACAGGGCGTGCATGGTCGCCCATGCGATATCGGCGTGGCTGGCTTCCTCGGTGCGGCTGGCCTCATAGGTGGCGCAGCGCCCGCTGCTGGTCATGGTTTTGCGGATGGACATAAACGACTGCGTGACGTCGGTTGCTCCGGCGTCGTACTCCAGACAGCCACGGCGAATGGTGTCTTTCGCCTTGAGTACCATTGCGGTTTTCATTTCAGGTGTGTAACGGATGCCGCGTGCCGCCGGGTAAAATGAGCGCACCAGCTGGAACACGCCGAGACCGAGGCCGGTTGCGTCAATGCCGATGTATTCGACGTTGTATTTCTCGGTCAGCTTGCGGATGCCCTCTGCCTGTGCTGCAAAATCCATGCCCTTCCACTGGTGGCGCTCCAGCATGCGGAACTTGCCACCAGAGACCACCGGCGGCGCGAGCACGACGCACCCGGCACTGTCGCCGGTGTGTGACGGGTCGTAGCCAATCCAGACAGGACGAGAGCCGAACGGATGGTCGGCGAACGGGGCAAAGTCCTCCCATTCCTCCATCACATCGACCATGCAGCGCTGCAGCTCCTCGAACGGGAATACCGACGCTTTATCGTCGACAAACTCGCACATAAACAGGTTCTTAAAGTCCTCATCACTGTTTTCGCGTTTGAGCTGGTCGAGGTCGAACAGGGTGCAGCCACCCGCAAGGGCGTCCTCAATGGTGACAATCTGCCGCCACTGGCCATCGTCGCAGAGCTGGCCACCGGCGAGCGCGCTGTGACTGATGTCGATTTCGATGCGGTCGGCAATCCGGCTGCGCCCCTTGTTGAACAGCTCGCCAGACCAGAAGGGGTAAGCGCCGTGCGCCAGCGTGGAAGGTGTTGAAAAATAGGTCGAGCGCAGGTGCTTTTGCGAGGCCATGCCCGAGGCGACTTTGCGCAGTTTCTGAAAATTCGGGATCCAGAATATTTCATCGACATACAGATCGCCGTTATGGCTCTGCGCGGTGTTGGAATTGGTACCGAGAAAAATCAGTTTTGCGCCGTTGTTACCGATGACAATCGGGTCGCCAGTCAGGTCAACGTCGACCAGTCGCGCAAACTGGATGATGTATTCGCGGAACACGTAAGCCTGCGTTTTACTGGCTGATAAAAATATCTGGTTATGGCCGGTTTTGAGTGCGCGCAGCAGTGCCTCGCGGGAGAAATAGAATGTCGCGCCAATCTGGCGGGATTTGAGAATGTCACGAATACGGTGCTCCAGTCCTGCGCGGTACCACTGCAACTGGTACTCGAAAGACTGGTCGAAAAATAATTCCTCTAGTTTATCGATAGCCTCGTCGCTGAAAAAATTCTTTTTCGGCTTTTTGCGCTCCCCTTTGTTGCGGTTGGCGACGTTGGGGTTAAGGTCGGCTTCGTTGCCGGTCTGGCTGTAGCGGTTGACTCGCGCCAACCGTTCAATCTGCCGTCCGAGTAGGTCAATCTCTTTGAAATCACCCCCTGTCTTTTGCGGCTTGGCGATGAGCTGAATCAGCCTGGCCTCAAGGCTGCTTTCAACGCGGGAAATCGGCGCGATGCCGTCCCAGCCGTCGCGCTGCTTCCAGCTCTGCACGGTCGGGCGCTTGACCTGCAGCATTTCGGCAATCTGTGGCACGGAAAAACCCTGCCAGTAAAGCAGCGATGCCTGCCGTCGCGGGTCATGCAACAAGGTTGTATCGGTGGAATTGGTCATTGATGCCTCGCCGTAGTGGATTCAGGGCAAGGCTACTTAATGGCCGTCAGTGATTCGCTAAGGTGCTGTTGTGTGGGCGGTTGTCCAGTCGTCATTGGTGGTCTGGCGTGTCCTGAGTCTGGAAACTGGCGGTGACCAGTAACCTCAACCTCAGGACTCCTGACAATGGCAAAAAAAGTCTCAAAATTCTTTCGCATCGGCGTCGAGGGTGACACCTGCGACGGCCGCATTATCAGCGGCAACGATATTCAGGAAATGGCCGAATCGTTTGACCCTCGCGTCTACGGTTGCCGCATTAACCTTGAGCATATTCGCGGTCTCTTTCCTGATGGCGACTTCAAACGCTTAGGCGATGTGGTTGAACTGAAAGCTGAAATAATTGACGACGATTCTGCGCTTAACGGCAAATGGGCGTTGTTCGCCAGAATCACCCCAACCGACGACCTGATTGCGATGAATAAAAAATTGCAGAAGGTCTACACCTCAATGGAAATTCAGCCGAATTTTGCCAATACCGGCAAATGCTACCTCGTCGGCCTTGCTGTCACCGATGACCCGGCGAGCCTCGGCACTGAATACCTCGAATTCTGCCGCAACGCGAAGCACAACCCTCTGCAGCGCTTTAAGGCCAACCCTGAAAACGTCTTTTCCGCTGCCACGCTGGCCGAACTGGAATTTGAAGACGTTCCCGATACGGTGCTAAACAGCCTGGCAGATAAGGTGAAAGCCATTTTCAGCCGTAAGCAGGTCAGCGACGATGCGCGCCTGAATGATGTGCATGAAGCGGTGACCACCGTCAGCGAGCATGTGCAGACCAACCTCACTGCGCAGGATAAGCGTCTTTCCGCTATGGAAGCCGCGCTTACCACCTTTAAACAGGAACTGACCGGCAAGATTGAAGAAACCAGCCAGGCATTTTCCGCCCTGAAAGCCACCCTCGACAAAACCGAAAGTTTCAGCCAGCCGCGACGCACGAAAGCCAGCGGCGGTGGTGGCGATGAGCTGCTGACCGACTGCTGATAAACCGCAGACCAGAAACCGGGCGGTAACTCCGCCCGATGCAGTGACTAACCGATAAATTCAAACAGGAAATACTATGCGCCCGGAAACCCGTTTTAAGTTCAATGCCTATCTGACCCGCGTCGCTGAGCTGAACGGCATCAGCACTGATGACGTCAGTAAAAAATTCACCGTCGAGCCGTCCGTCACGCAAACGCTGATGAACAAAGTGCAGGAGTCATCCGCGTTTCTGCAGACGATTAACATTCTGCCGGTCGCAGAAATGAAGGGTGAGAAAATCGGCGTCGGTGTGACCGGTACTATCGCCAGCACGACCGACACCTCGGGCGATGATGAGCGTAAGACCGCAGACTTCACCGCGCTTGAGTCCAACAAGTACGAGTGCGACCAGATTAACTTTGACTTCCATCTGAAATATAAAACCCTCGACCTGTGGGCGCGTTTTCAGGACTTTCAGCGCCGCATCCGTGACACCATTGTTAAGCGTCAGGCGCTCGATTTCATCATGGCCGGTTTTAACGGTACCACCCGCGCCGCCACCTCTGACCGCACCAAAAATCCGATGCTGCAGGATGTAGCCATCGGCTGGCTGCAGAAATACCGCAACGAAGCCCCGACGCGTGTGATGAGCAATATCACCGATGCTGACGGTAAGGTCGTTTCGGCAGTGATTCGCGTCGGTAAAAACGGCGACTATGAGAACCTCGACGCGCTGGTGATGGATGCTACCAACAACCTGATTGACGAGGTTTATCAGGATGACCCGAAACTCGTTGCCATCGTTGGCCGTAAGCTGCTGGCCGACAAATATTTCCCACTGGTAAACAAGCCGCAAGAAAACAGCGAAGCGCTCGCGGCAGATATCATCATCAGCCAGAAGCGAATCGGCAACCTGCCTGCTGTGCGTGTGCCGTACTTCCCGGCGAATGCCGTGTTAGTGACAACGCTGGAAAACCTCTCTATCTATTTCATGGATGAGAGCCACCGCCGCAGCATTGATGAAAACCCGAAAAAAGACCGCGTGGAAAACTACGAGTCAATGAATATCGACTATGTGGTCGAGGCGTATGCCGCCGGGTGTCTGCTGGAAAACATCACCCTGGGCGATTTCACCGCACCTGCAGCACCGGAAAGCGGAGAGTAAGCCCATGACGAGCCCCGCACAGCGTCACATGATGCGGGTCTCGGCCTCTCAAGCCGCGCAGCGGGAACAAGCCCCGCTGCGCCATGCAACCGCCTACGAGCAGATGCTGGTAAAGCTGGCCGATGACCGCCGCACGTTGAAAACCATCCGTTCAAACGAACTGAAAGCCGCGAAAAAGCGTGAGCTGCTGCCGTTCTATGCGCCGTGGGTCGCCGGTGTGCTGGCTGATGGCCGTGGTGCGCAGGATGACATTCTGATGACAGTCATGCTGTGGCGTCTCGATGCCGGTGATATCGCTGGCGCACTGGAAATTGCGCCATACGCGCTGAAGCACGGCCTCACCTCTGACTATCGCCGCACGACACCTTACATGCTGGTTGAGGAGGTGGCGCTTGCCGCGCTGCGCCTGCGCGATGCCGGTGAGCCTGTCGACCTCGCATTACTGCTGACCACCCTTAGCCTGACCGACGGCGCTGACGTTCCCGATATGGTGCGCGCTCGACTGCATAAGGTGACCGGTCTAACCCTGCGCGATGCCGGTCAGAGCGCCGAAGCACTGGCACAGTTTCAGCGCGCGATGCAGCTCGACCGCAATGCCGGTGTGCGCAAAGAGATTGAGCGACTGGAGCGGGCATTGAAGCCTAAGCCCGATGCCGCGCCCCGTAAAACGACTAAACCGCGCACGCGCAAACCTGCCACCAAACCGGCGGCAAAGCGCGGGCGTCCACCAAAGGCGGTAAAAACCGCCGGTTAACTGAACGCTCCCCGAGCCGGGCGGCACGCCGGTCAAAGCGGGTTTTGACCCTGACGGCGACCGGCGTCCACCGCCCAACCTAATGAGGTTGTCATGACGACAGTAATACTGAATCAGCCCGACGAACCGCAGGACGTACCGGGCGTGGTGATTCCCGCACCGGAGACGGGCGACGCAGTGATTAAAAACACGTTCTTTTTCCCTGATGTGGATCCGAAGCGGGTGCGCGAGCTGATGCGCCTTGAGCAGACGGTTTCCGATGCGCGCCTGCGCAACGCCATCAAGACCGGCATGGCGGAAACCAATGCGGAGCTTTACGACTACCGGCTGCGCCAGATTGCCGCAGGGTTTAAGACACTGGCCGACGTGCCTGACGCCGAGGAAATCGACGGCGAGAATGTGCGCGTTTTCCACTACCTCAGCGCCGTGACGGCGATGGCGACCGCCACCCTGTATGAGCGTTATCGCGGGGTTGAGGCCACCGGCAAGGGTGACAAAAAAGCCGACAGCGTCGAAACCACCATTGATGACCTGTGGCGAGATATGCGCTGGTCGGTCTCGCGCCTGCAGGATAAGCCGCGCTGTATCGTGGGTCAGCTCTGATGAAAGTCTACGCGATGCAGGGCGACACCATCGACGCGCTTTGCGCCCGGTATTACGGGCGCACTGAGGGCGTGGTCGAGGCGGTGCTGCAGGCTAATCCCGGTCTGTCTGAGCTGGGCGTCATTCTGCCGCATGGCATGGCAATTGACCTGCCCGACGTGGCATCGTCACCCGTAACAGAAACTATCAACCTTTGGGAGTAAACCATGACAGAAGGGGAAAAAGGCGTCCTGTCACTGTTTGTGATTGGCGTGATGATTGTTGTCGGAAAAGTGCTGGCGGGTGGTGAGCCCATTACCCCGCGCCTGTTTATCGGCCGCATGCTGCTCGGCGGTTTTGTTTCAATGGTCGCCGGTGTTGTTCTGGTGCAGTTTCCAGATATGTCACTGCCTGCCGTTTGTGGGATTGGATCCATGCTCGGCATTGCAGGTTATCAGGTGGTGGAAATCGCCATTCAGCGCCGCTTTAAGTCACAAAAGGGGGATAGCGATGCCGGTCATTAATACTCACCAGAATATCGCCGCGTTTCTGGACATGCTGGCCTATTCCGAAGGGACGGCGACGCATCCGCTGACGAAAAATCGTGGTTACGACGTCATTGTCACTGGCATTGATGGCAAGCCGGAAATTTTCACCGACTACACCGACCACCCTTTCGCACATGGCAGACCAGCGAAAGTGTTTAATCGACGCGGCGAAAAATCCACGGCATCAGGGCGTTACCAGCAGCATTATCTCTACTGGCCGCACTATCAGAAACAGCTCGCATTGCCTGATTTCAGCCCGTTGTCGCAGGACAAACTTGCGATTCAGTTAATCCGGGAGCGCGGTGCCATTGAGGATATTAAAGCGGGGCGTATTGAGCGAGCAATTTCACGTTGCCGCAATATATGGGCGTCGCTGCCGGGTGCAGGTTACGGCCAGCGTGAGCACAGCCTCGACAAACTGGTCACTGTGTGGCGCACGGCTGGCGGGGGGATGGCATGAAAATCCTGATAACGCTGCTGGTGCTGGCCGTGCTCGGGCTGCTGTGGTTGCGCCATGAGAACGGCAATTTATCCCGCTCCTTTGAGACGGCAAACCGCGTCGCAAGCGAACAAAAGACGACGATTGGCATGCTGAAAAATCAGCTCAGTGTTGCCGGTCAGCTTGCCCGACGTAATGAATCCGCGCAGGTGGAACTGCGCGAACAGCTCGCAAAGGCCAGCGCAGAGGCCAGCCGCCGTGAGCAGACGATAACGAGGTTACTTAATGAAAATGAAGCCTTTCGCCGCTGGTATAACGCTGCTTTGCCTGATGTTGTGCGTCGGCTGCACACCCGCACCGCCTGCGCCAGTGCCGGTGATTGTGGTCAGCGGATGCCCGAGGGTGAGCCTTTGTCCGATGCCGGGAAGTGACCCGAAAACCAATGGTGACCTGAGCGCAGATATCCGCCGTCTTGAGGGCGCGCTGACCGCCTGCGCGCTGCAGGTTAAAACCGTCAAACACTGTCAGGATGAACTCGATGCAGAAGCACAAAAGCCTGCGCAAAGCGCTGATTAACGCCGTGCCGCAGCTCCGAAATAATCCCGATATGCTGCGCCTTTTTGCCGACAACGGCCATACCGATTCCCGACTGGCGAGCTCGCTGTCGTTTGAAAAGGTGTACGTGCTTAACGTGGTGGTGACCGACTTCACCGGTGACCTTGATTTGATATTCGTGCCGGTGCAGGCGTGGCTGCGTGAACATCAGCCGGACATTATGACCACCGACGACGGGCGGGAAAAAGGATTCACCTGGATTATTGATATCAATAACGACGATTCGCTCGATATCAGTATCAGCCTGAGGCTCACCGAGCGCACGCTCGTCAAAGAGGTCGACGGCGCGCTGCACGTCAGCTATGCCCCTGAGCAGCCACTGCCTGAGCCGGTGACGCGCCCGGTCGAGCTGTACGTTAACGGCGAACTGGTGAGTAAGTGGGATGAGTGAATTAACCGCGCTGCAGGAACGCCTTGCCGGTCTGATTGCCAGCCTGTCACCGGCGGCACGTCGGCAAATGGCGGTTGAGGTTGCGAAAAAGCTGCGTACCAGTCAGCAACAGCGTATCAAGCGCCAGCAGGCACCCGACGGCACCCCGTATGCGGCACGAAAGCGCCAGCCGGTGCGGAGCAAGAAAGGTCGGATTAAACGTGAAATGTTCGCCAAACTGCGCACCAGTCGCTTTATGAAAGCCAAAGGCAGCGACAGTGCGGCGGTGGTGGAGTTTACCGGCAAGGTGCAGCGCATGGCGCGGGTGCATCAGTACGGCCTAAAAGACCGGCCAAACCGCAACAGCCGGGATGTGCAGTACGAGGCGCGACCGTTGCTCGGATACTCTTCATCAGACTTACAAAAAGTTGAGAGTTTAATTATGGATGCTTTATGTCAACGCCATTGACTTTGGATTCGCTGAGAATTATTATATAACTCAGCGATAGAGGTGGACTGGTGTCTAGGTGGGCGTGCCCACTGAGTTGGGTTCGATTCCCTAACCTCGTATTATTCCTCTCGATATTTTTATTGCTGGGTTTTCCTTTCTTATTTCATTTTTAATTTGCTCATCACAAATTAAATAATCTATGTTTTTTGCTTTAACAAGTTCTTTAACGCTAATGTTAATTGAATTTAATAGATTTGCATTCCGCATGTTAGCCCCTTCATAAGTAACGGATTTAAAATCACATCCTTTTAATATGCAGCTTTTCATTTCGCTATCTGTAAAATACCCCCCTTCAAAACTGCAGTTTTCGAAAGTGACATTTTGAAAACATGTATTAAATGCCTTAATATTTCTTAGCTTGCAGTTTTTGAATTTAACACTCTTAACTCTATTGCCTGTAATATTTAGAGCTTGAATTGTGCAATTATCGAAAGAACAATCTCTAATGTATGATTCGCTCATATTCAAGCCGGTTAAGTCAGCGTCTTTAAAATGTAAATATTTGATAGTGGACATTTTATCAAGTTCAATCCTTGGAACTTGAATGTTATATATTCCTTTAGCATTTAACTGACGTATGATTTTTATCTTCATAATATTCAGTTCTGCAGAAGAATGCTTTGCCAGATTTTCAAGATCTTCAATTAGTTCGTGAATAGCATCTTTATTTTGCCTTTTATTTTCAAAATAGTAAAGAATCACACCCAAAACAAGAAAGTCTAAAATTGAAGAATTTGCATTAACAAGAAAATTCTCCATGAATTTTGAGTTGTAGTTATCATTATAAACAGACAACCCTACTATAAGCCCGGAGTATAAAAAAAAGATACCTATAATATATTTCATATTGCTTATTGTACGCCTAAAAGATGAAGTTCTTTTCATTACTACCTGCCATATGTTTTGTGTGATTTTCGAATGAGTCAACACTCAAATGATACATGAATGCACACCGAATTGTGTAGAAGAGCATACAGCTGAATCGTTTTGCTCTTGGCTTTAACAATCGGCATTCTTTGTTCATGAACACATTAAACACCATTCAAGAGTTAGCACGTGCCATTCGCAACCTCATCCGCTCAGGCGTGGTGACTGAGGTCGATACTGTGCAGGGGCTGTGCCGCGTACAAAGCGGCGGGATCCAGACTACATGGCTGAACTGGCTGACCACCCGCGCCGGTCGTTCGCGGACGTGGTGGGCTCCCTCGGTCGGTGAGCAGGTTCTGCTGCTGGCAATCGGTGGCGAGCTTGATACCGCTTTCGTGCTGCCGGGTATTTTCTCCGACGATAACCCCGCCCCGTCTGCCTCGGCGGATGCGTGGCATGTGGCTTTCCCTGATGGTGCGGTCATTGAGTACGAGCCCGAAACCGGCGCGCTGACGGTCAGCGGCATAAAAACGGCCGACGTGACGGCATCGGAGTCCATCACCGCAACCGTACCGCTGGTACTGGTGAAAGCCTCGACCAGTATCACCCTCGACACCCCGGAGGTGATTTGCACCAATAAGCTAACGACGGCGACGCTTGAGGTGCAGAAAGGCGGCAAGATGAGCGGCAATATCGAACATACCGGCGGGTCACTGTCGTCTAATGGCAAGGTACTCCACACCCATAAACACCCGGGCGACAGCGGCGGGCAAACGGGGGCACCGTTATGACGGCGCGCTATCAGGGGATGAACCGAAATACCGGCCTTGGCATCAGCGATACCGAGCATATCAGCCAGAGCATGCGCGATATTCTGCTGACGCCGGTCGGCTCGCGGGTGATGCGTCGTGAATATGGCTCGCTTCTGTCGGCGCTGATTGATATGCCGCAAAACCCGGCGCTCAGGCTGCAAATTATGGTGGCGTGCTATTCGGCTATCCAGAAGTGGGAACCGCGCATCAGGCTTACATCCATCAGCTTTGAGGCCGGCGACGCTGGCGAGATGTATGTCGATATTACCGGGATGCGTACCGATACCGGTGCGTCAGTTTCAACCACTGTTTCACTGAGTTAAATAACTATGGCAACCGTTGACCTGAGTCAGTTACCCGTTCCCGATGTGGTTGAGGAACTGGACTATGAAACCATCCTTGCGGAACGCAAAGCGACGCTGATATCGCTCTATCCAGAAGACCAGCAGGAGGCCATTGCCCGGACGCTCACACTTGAGTCAGAGCCGGTTGTTAAGCTGCTGCAGGAAAACGCCTACCGTGAAGTTATCTGGCGTCAGCGGGTGAACGAAGCCGCGCAGGCGGTGACGCTGGCCTACTCCGCCGGTAACGACCTCGACGTCGTAGCCGGGAACAATAATACCGAACGCCTGACCATCACCCCGGCGGATGATACCACCATCCCGCCGACACCTGCCGTTATGGAATCTGATACCGACCTGCGACTGCGCACGCAACAGGCGTTTGAGGGATTGAGCGTGGCGGGTCCGGTCGGTGCATATGAGTATCACGGCCGCAGCGCCGACGGGCGGGTCGCTGACGTTTCGGTCGCCAGCCCGTCGCCAGCCTGCGTGACGATTACCGTGCTATCGCGTGAGGGGGACGGCACTGCCAGCCCTGAGCTACTGGCGATTGTTGATAAAGCGCTGAACGCCGAAGATGTGCGCCCGGTAGCTGACCGGGTGACCGTCCAGTCAGCCGAGATTGTGCCGTACCAGATTGACGCGACGATCTATGTTTACCCCGGCCCCGAATCTGAACCCATCAGGCAGGCGTCAGAGCAGAAGCTGCAGAGCTACATCAGCGCGCAGCACCGCCTCGGGCGTGATATCCGTCTGTCAGCCATTTATGCGGCGCTGCATGTTGAGGGGGTGCAGCGTGTCGAGCTGACATCACCGCAGGCCGACATAGTGCTGAGTAAGTCGCAGGCGTCGAACTGTACCGAGTACCAGATAACTATCGGGGGCTCGGATGAATGACCGGCTATTACCCGTTGGCTCGTCGCCGCTGGAGGTCGCCGCCGCCGCTGCGTTCTCTGAGATTCAGCGCGTGCCGGTACCGCTGCGCACCCTGTGGAACTGGCGCACCTGCCCGGTAAAGCTGCTGCCGTATCTGGCGTGGGCGCTGTCGGTCGACAGGTGGGATGAGAAATGGCCGGAGGCGACAAAGCGCAGCGTCTGCGCGTCCTCGTTTTTCGTCCATCAGCACAAAGGCACCATCAGCGCATTGCGTCGGGTCGTCGAGCCGCTCGGCTTTCTGATTGAGGTGCGCGAGTGGTGGCAACTCGACGAGGAGCCAGGCACATTCCGCCTCGTTGTTGGCGTCCTCGACAGCGGCATCACTGACGAAATGTATCAGGAGCTTGAGCGCCTGATTGAAGACGCCAAACCGGCAAGTCGCCACCTGACCGGGCTGGCTATCAGTCTGAGCTCGACCGGCGAACTGTATGTCGGCGCGGGATGCTATCACGGCGACGCGCTGACTGTTTACCCCTACACCCCCGAGGAGATTGTCGTCGGCGGTGAATATTACCCGGCCTCGGCCATCCATTTGATTGATAATCTGAGAGTGAACGCATGACCGCAAAATATTTTGCCATTCTGACCAATCAGGGCGCGGCGCGGCTGGCGAACGCGGCGGCACTCGGGACCAAACTCAACCTGACGCAGATGGCCGTCGGTGATGCGAATGGTACGTTGCCGACCCCTGACCCGGCGCAGACGAAGCTCATTAACCAGAAACGCATCGCGCCGCTGAACCTGCTGACCGTTGACCCGGCCAATACCAGTCAGATTATCGCGGAACAGATTATTCCCGAGAATGAAGGTGGTTTCTGGATCCGCGAGATTGGTCTCTATGACGATGATGGTATTCTGATTGCCGTGGCGAACTGTCCGGAGACCTACAAGCCACAACTGCAGGAGGGAAGCGGTCGCACGCAGACCATTCGCATGATTCTGATTGTGTCGAGCACATCGGCAATCACCCTGAAAATCGACCCGGCAGTCGTGCTGGCAACGCGCCAGTATGTCGACGACAAGATTATCGAGGTGAAAGGATATGCTGATGACCTGATGAAAAAACATGTTGAGGCCGCCAATCCACACAAGCAGTACCCGTTAATCGCTAATGCTCTGAAAGAAATGGTTGACGCGGGACTGGCCGGCGACGTTCTTAAAAACCTTGGTTTGGGGGAATTGGCTCTGGCTGGCGCAACAACCGGCGCTATGTTGGTGAATGGGTATGTAGCAATTCCATTAATTATTTCTGGCGTTCGGAGACCACTTATTATCCAGTGGGGAGTGGGGCAGTTTGGGGGAAGTCTGGGGGATGATGCGGGATATTTAAACAATTTCCCTTTCGCTTTTCCGTCGGCGTGCTACGTGATGGTTGCCAGCCACGTGGGGCATACACCTTCGGGTGCCGGAATACTATCTGCTTCCGCAATCACAAAAAGCGGCTTTCGTGGTTTTTCCAGCGTAGCGACTGCCGCAAATCCTGTATCGGGCTGTTATGTTGCTATAGGAGGGTGACGTGTTTTTTAGTCCATCTTTAAATATTTTTGTGAATCCTGCGCTTAAGGATGACTACATCAATGTAAATTCATGGCCAGATGATGCTGTTGAAGTTGATGAGCAGGTGTATATTGAGTTTTCCGGATTACCGCCGAAAGGAAAAATCCGTATCGCTGGGGAAAATGGTTTTCCTGCATGGTCTGAAATTCCACCACCAACGCATGAGGAACAGATTGCCGCAGCCGAATTGAAAAAACAGCAATTGATTAATCAGTCCAACGAATATATGAATACCAAGCAATGGCCTGGTAAAGCGGCTATTGGTCGTCTGAAAGGTGAGGAACTGGCGCAATATAATTTGTGGCTGGATTATCTGGACGCACTGGAACTGGTTGATACCTCCAGTGCTC